TGTAGTTGAATAATTACCTCTTATATATATTCTAAATTTATCAGCAATAACATTATTAGGCATTAATCTTAAATTTCTTCTTATTCCACCTAATTCATTAGCATCTAAAAACCATAAATTAGATTGAGCATCTGCTTGGTTTGTTGCTTCCTCTAAATTGGTATCATCGCCAGCATCTTTATAATATGTCCATGTATCTGTTTCTTCTAGATATACAGCACAATAAACAGAAGCACTTGTATCAGCAGTCCAGACAGCGACTCTGTCAAAATAATTAGTTATCTGATATTCATATTCTATATATTTATCCGTTCCTGATACTGTATATGATACACCATCTGCATCATAAATTCTATCATATAATTTTGAAAGAGTTTCTTCACTATTACTATCTGAATCTGTTGCTGTAATACTTCCACTTAATTCAACATCTACATTAATACCAGGAATTGCTACAGGGGAAGCACCACCAGGTATTTGAGATTTAGTTCCGACTCCAAAACCATCATAAGGTTCTATTTGAACATAATAAACTGTTCCTACATCAATATTTGTAATATCATATTGTGTTTGTGGATATGCAACTTGTGCTATTTCTGTAGTTGGAGGATTTGAGGTATCTGAATAAATTTTATAATGACTCATATCATTATCATTCACAGATGCCCAATCAACTTGTAAAAATCCATATGCTGCTGTAACCACGGGAAGAGTGCTTGACATATCTGGTGCTGGATTACTAGCTACTAAAGTAGCACACGATGAGCTAAGATTCCCATATAAATCTACAGTATATACTTTAAATTTAATTTCTCTTATTGGTGAACCTGAATTATCATCAAAATTCATATTATACGTATAAACATATTCCAGTTCTTCGGCACTTGCAGTTGAATATGTTCTTAAGTATGTATCGTCTGTTTTATATACTTCGACTTGATAACCTAAAATATTATAATCTCCAGTAGTAGTATCAATTATTAATATATTAGTTCCATCAATTGTATAATTAGCACCTTCGCTCGCTGTCCATTCAATCTCACAGTCTGGACCATTAAATGTTGAACCACCATCTTTAACTTGTAAATTAGTTGGAGGTAAAGCACCATCTAATTTATCTTCCATATAAAAATCATATATAGTTAACCATCTAGAATCTTGATTTATTCCATGTGCTCTTACAGATATATCATATATTCCACCTTTTATATCTTTAAAATCATATGATAAATTAACTGTATTACCAAGAGTAATCCATGCTCCACCATTAAATGTATATCTTACCTGATAATTCACAGTTCTAGTATCTGGCGATGCACCCCAAGATATCATTATTGCATATTTTCTATTATTTAGATCACCATCTGTATATGTATAAGGTTGTAATTTTAAATTTGTAGGTGGTTCTAATTCACCAGAAGGTAGATCAAGAGTAGGTGGAGTTTCAACAACTAAACCATCTTCTATTTCACTATATTTATCTGGATTATAAAGAACTGCGCTAATTTCATATTCAGCTGTATTGATTTCAGCAATTTTTATTACTTCAAACTCTCTAATTGCTACATTAGATGATGTTACAACCCAGACTGCTTCTATAAATGGTGGATCAATATTACCAGACCATGTTAATATATTCGTTGATGCTGTAGGTGCATTTGTTAAGGTTTTTTCAATTAAGTCATTAGAAGTAGCATCTGTTATATATAAAGTATAAGTAATACCATTTTTTATTTCTATATTTCTATCAATAGTTATAGATGTTGAGGTAGAAGCTATAACTCGACCACCAAGACTCAGATTAGCATAATCAGGATCTTGAACTCCAATTATTTCACCAGGTAGACAATCTGCCCACTCGAGACCACCTTTAAAATGAACAGCTTCTCCTTGTTCTAGATCTGTTTTTAATATATATTTAGCACGTCTTATTGCTTCACTTTTAGAATTACAACCCATACAGACAATATCTCTTGAATTGTAACCATAAGTTCTAATACCTTCTTCATCCTCAATGACAATTGTATCTAATTTACTAAATTGATTTGGATCATTATATGATACTTTAGCAGCAGTTATTTTTTGTGTTTCACCTGTTCCTTCATATTCAAATAGACCATCTTTCACATTAGCTTTTGTAGCAAGTCGAGTAATATCTTTTGGACTATCTTGAACAAATGAAATATATCCAGATGTCCATATAGGGAATCCTCTAAAAACAGCACATAGATGATTTATAACCATTAATGCTTGTTCTCTATTTTGAATAACTCCATTAAAAGTAAATCTTGGTTCTGTTGTTTCAGAAGAACTATATGTTCCATCATTTTGTCTAGTTTTAGTTGTTATTGTTACAGATTCATCACAATATTGAGCAATAGTATATAATGTCCATTTATCAACCATGGACTCACTAATCTTTTCACCTGTGCCATATCTAGGATCTGTTAATATATCATAAACTACCCAAGCTGGATTATTACAATAACCTGTGGTAAAAGAACCATCCCAAACTCCACTATAGGTTCTATTATCAGGATCATAATTAGAAGGATATTTAATTAATGATCCCTTAATTTTATATGCTCTTTCAGGAACTGTATCTCCAAAAAGTTTAGCATTTAAAGTGAGACCAACAACAGCTGAGTCATTATATTTCAGTTTAACATTTTTAACTGTTGAATAACTATACCAATAAATATCGTTAATTAATTTTGCACTTTCTGAATCATCAGTAATTCTATATATTTTTATTAACCAAGGTGAGACTCCATAACCAATAAGATTAGAAATTGTATGTTGTTTTCTATAAACAGATGTGGTCTTACCTGTTAATTTTCCATCACCATCCTCAGAAACTACTGTTTGCTCTTCACCCGCTCCATTATCAGGTGTAATTGTAATTTTATACTTAACTGTGGTTTCATTTATATCACCATTATTCGCTTGACTTAAAAGTGATGGAATTTGAATTGCTATACGAACATCATCTACTTCTGAATCAGTAATAGTTCGTGAGATTGCTCCACCCGTTTTTGTTATTTTTGCATTAACACTAACTTCTGTCTCGATTGAATCAAATCCTGGAAGTGAATCTTGATCAGCAACACCTTTTCTAGCATCAATGGATACACCACTGAAATTCATTACGTCAGAATCAGACATTACTTGAGTTTCATTAAAATAAGTAGATTTATACCAATCATCATCATTAGCAGGACCATATATTTCACCTTCACATAATAAATCAACAAGTTTAGCAGTTGTTGTTGCTCTCAACGAATTGGGAGCTTCTATTGGTGTATGGGATCTACTACTACCACCTTTACTACCTGATATGAATTTCTTTGTTTTTTTCATATTATGTTGCCTCATCTGTTACAATCATACTTCCTGAAACAAAGATTGAACCTATAAATGTCTCTCCATATGCAACTGGAATTGTTAAACCAGGTTCAACATAATTACCTGGACCATTGAATAAATAAGAAGGTTTTTTATCAACTTCTCGTTGTGAATAATCTGAAATATTTGGATCTGGAGCTAATACAGATGCTAAACCCATTAATGCTAATCCCACACCTAACTTGATACCAAAAGCAGTCACACCACCCGCTGTTGCTGCTCCCAATGTTCCTGCTGCAAAACCCCCTGCCGCTGGTGCAAAGAATATACATGCTCCAATTAATACAATACCTAATATAACAGAAAAGAAACCACTTTTACAACCAGCAGCAACTGGCATAATATGCCATTCCGTATCACTAAAATTCATAGCTACTTCTTCTTGATTAATGGATTTTCCGTGAGTTAATGATAAACCTCTTGACACTCTATAATATCCGTGCTTTTTGAATAATTCTTTGAATCCTGGAAAATTAGCATTCATACCTCTCATTACTTCCGTTGCTGAGTTTGCACTGATTTTTATATTTTTTGGTTCATGTTTATATAATTTTTTAAATTTACGTGCTAATTTTCCATATAACGAAATCATTTAAATCTTCTCCCATAGACATTTTGGATTGTTATAATCATTCCAGTATGGATCAAATCTTAAAATACATTCTATATATTTTTGCATAAAAGAAATTGGATATTCTGCTGAAACTTTATTATGAAAATGATGAAGTGCTTTATTATTTTCATGGACTATTGCGGAATGATTGATATATTTACTACTGTGGATTTTATAAAATAAAATATCACCTTCTTTAAATTCCCTGACATTTCTTATATATTTATATGGTTTACATTCATCTTCTATAAATCTTTCAAATACACTTTCTCCTTTTCTCCAAAAACCAAATTTTCTAGCTGGATTTGGAACTATAATTGATTTCTTTATTTTAATCCAATCTGCTACCAAACTCCAACAATCAAACACACCAAAGAAAAATGGTCTTAATTTAAATGGTTCAATTGGTATTTGTCTACCCCAAAATATAACATGAGTAACAGATCGTTTTTTAAAATTTATAATACAAAATGGAATATCCATTTCTGCTTGTTGTATTTGATCATTCATTGATGCGTGAGGATAATCTTCGTGTGAATGAATGAGACATTGAACATTACCTTCTTTATACTGTTGATAAAAATCCTCATTAGTAATGATAAAATTATTTATTAAAGATTCAGCTTCATTTTCATATGGAACAAACTCATCATCTATAATTGCACCAACTCCCTCTTCTGGCCAAACATATCTACAATGTTCGATCGCATTGTCGATTGCTTCTTTAAAAAATATTTGATTTCTATTTGTAAAATACATTATCTTCTCCAAGGGTAGCCAATCCTACCACAACCCGGGAAACCTCTCATAGGAATTTCTGCAGGTGAAGGATATCTTAATAAACAATCAAAAAGTTGTTTTCCACATTTATCATCTTCAGCAGCACAAGGATTTCCTTCTTCATCAAAATAATTTGAACCAGTATATGGACAAGCATTATGTGTTGAATATTGAAAACCACCATCATACCATCTATA